CTTTTTCAAGCAATTTATTTTTTAGTTGCTGAATTTCTCTTTCATATTCATTTTGTTTTATTCTATTCATATCTATTCCTCCATATCTTAGATACTCTATCGTAGTTAAGTCTTGTTAATACTTGGGATTTTGTTTTTGGTTCTCGCAAAGCCTTTTGACCTAATCTTTTTTTTAATTTTTTGATTCTTGTTTTCAGTTTCATTCATTCCTCCCTTAACTAAATGAATAAAGTATTTCCAATCCAATACTACAGTAGGCAACTGTCTGTCTTCTACCAGTATTAATATTTCTGCACTACCTTTCCATCTTTGTATTGTTTTGAATCCTTCTCCATTGGCTCTTGCCTTGGCTTCTACTGATGAACCACCTAGTATGTCCACAACTAAATCGTGAGGGAATCCAACTATCGCACCACTCATTGGTTGCCTTCTAGCTGTGATGCCCTCACTAATGAACATCTGAACAAGCTTTCGTTCCACACGATACCCTTTTCTTTTTTGGCTCTTGCCCATTAGAAAGGTATATCGGCTTTATCTATTTCTGCTTGTTCTTTACTCTGTTGTTTAGGTGGTGCTGCCTTTTGTTGTGAGGCATCACCACCTTCACCAGCTCCTAACCCAATTCTTTTAATTACTCCTCTGAATCGTGGAACATTAATTTCTGTTATCCATTTCGTGCCATCTTCTGTTTCAAATGACCTCGTAGATATTTCTCCCTTGATATAAAGCAGTTCTCCCTTCTTACCTACCCTCTCTAGCATTTCTGCAAGTCTTGGGTCAAAGACCACTATCTTATGCCACTCGGTTTTTTCTTTCCACTCCTCACCTTGCTTGTACTTTTGGTTCGTAGCTAATGACATCCGTGCATACTTATCACCCTTGCTGGTATCTCTTATCTCAGCATCAGCTCCAAGTCTGCCTACTAATGTTACTTCATTTATCATTCTTTACCTCCTTTAGTTTTTTGTTTTTTATGTAAAGGTTCTCCTCTTTTACGAAGGGCGATTCTAAAATATCCTCTTGCAATAAAACCAAGAACAAAAGCTAATGTTATTGCAAGAATGTTCCAAAAATAAAACATCATTTAATCTCCTTAACTTCTTTATGACCTTTAATATTAAACTCCTTATATAACTCATCTACATATTTAGAGCTATCAAATTTACCCATAAAGACATCAGCACATAATCCTAGATGGCTGAAAGCTTTTGTCATAGCATCTGTCATAGCTTTCTTTGGTGCTTCATCATCTAGTTTTGCATTGGTTTTAAATAAGTTTTGAACAGATGATATTGGACCAAAAGAATTGGTTAATGCTTTGGTGTCATCATCCCTCCAGTAGATAGTAACTTCTGCGAATACTAATTTATCTGTGTAGACAAATTTGTTTTCGTGTTTCCATCCCCATCCAATAGGTCCGAATGTTTCTGTCATTCTCATTATCTGCCATTGAGGGTCAATGGTTGTTAGCTTACCCCATCCCTTGTTCATTGACTTGGTACTTCTTGGGTCGGTAGTTTTTAGTTTATCCCAAAATTTTCTATTGAACCAGTAGTTAGGGTCTACTGTCTTAACCTCTGAGTTTATAGTTGGCATATCTTTTTCCTCCGTTTTGTATTATGTTTGTTTGTATATCATATCCTTCTTTTTTCAAATCGAATATGATAGCTGCCAATCTGAAAGCTCCAAACTTATTCAAAGCTTCTATTGGTGTTATATCATTTTCATTTCTTAGATGATTTAACACCAAATTCTTTTGAGAATCGAATCTACTTTTATTTTGAAAATTTCTCATCTTCTTCTCCTATGTTAACTGTTAATCTTCCTGTCTTGGAACGCTTAACTGAAACTCCGTGTCCAATAGCTTCTCTCCAATCAGGTTGCATAAGGGATTTGATTTCTTTTTTTGCGTCATCAAATTCTTTTGCTGAAAATTGTTGTGTTTTTAAGACACCAGCTAATACTGCCCATCCGTTGCTTTGAGCCATATCTTTCACTATCATCTTATCTAACACAAGCTCCTTAGTTGATGGTGTATCTATTGATTCACCATCATATGGTGGCTTATCTTGTACGACAAAGCTCCAAAACTGTTCTTCCTTTTCTACCAGTTCCTTCATAAACTTTTCATTTTTCTCTATACGATAAGCTCCCCATCTGTTACCGAAGATAATAGATAGCCAAGAGTAATCACATTCAAACACATACATATAGTGGTGTATCTGAGGCAAGTAATTCTCTATTGCTTTTTCTTGAGTAACAAATCCGTTTAAATGTTTAGCTTCAAAGATACCAAATCCTTGAGCTTTATCGTGGACCAAGCCATCAACATTGGCATACATAAATGGTTTAAGATTGCTTGTCTTTATACCAGTATGAGTTACCTCCATTTCCATTTCTTGTTCAAACCATTTAAGATTAAATGATTCTGTCCATACTCCTAGTTGTACTGGAAATTCTCTTGACAAGTCAGGTGATTCTTTCTTGCCAGTCTTCTCCAACCATAAATCATACCAGTCGCCTGATACTATCTTCCTTGCATCAGAACCACCAATGCCTTTCATTCTTTCTTCTTTAGTGTAAACTAACTCACTCATCATTCTCCTCCTTTTTTAGTTTATCCCTTCGTAATCTAGCTCTTGAAATAGCTTCCATAAACTGAAGACATTTCTTATCTCTGTTTTGAAAACAGTTAATGAAATCTATTAAGGGAAAGTTAGGTCTGAGATGCATTAAGAATATTATATTCTTATCTACCCATCTTTGTTTTCTGTTGCTTGGGTTAGACCAGTCAATGTTCTCCCTTTTACGATAAGGTTTCCACAGTCTTGATAAAATTTTTATTTTACTTTTAATGTTATTCTGCATCCCAATGCCTCTGCCCAGTTATAAAGATTATAAACATTTGGTCTTCGCATACCACACTCCCACTTGGATACTAGCTTGTCAGCTACTCCTATCCTGTCGTTCAATTCCATCTGTGTTATTTTCAATTTATGCCTCCGTTTAATAAATGGAAAGATTACATCATTCCAAAACTTGTCGTGTCTTTTTTTGACTATGTAGGGCATTGTAAATTTTTCTAACTGTCTCAGCACGTGGTTCATACTTGCCCTTGAGCCATCTATAATAGGTACTGGGGTTAATTCCAACCTCATTACATTTCTCCTTTATAGTATTCTTATCCATATTTCTCATCATATCTAGTGCGTGAAACATAATGCATTAATGCCATATATTATTATATAAGTCTATTTAAATTTTCCTTGATTCCATTTTCTTCCTTCTCTTTGGAATCTAATTCTATCAGCTTGTCTTGTACCTACATTATATACATACTCTATTAAATCTAGGTAGTCATCTATCGTAGTACAATGTCTCATCTTCATACTATGAGAGAATAATTGTTTTAACCATTTAGCTCTATTAAATCTTCTGTCTTTATCTAGTATGATACAAGCGTGGACATATCCTCTTTTATTCCAAGCACTAAATACTACCTTGTGTTTTACTAACCAAGTACAAAATTCTTTTGCCCAAGGCAGATTATTTATTTTAAGATTGCCTGATTTAAAATCATTAAGTTGTCTTGCACTTAATGCTGAATCAGTTAAAATAGTAATAGCTGATTGAGTTGGTATGTTATATGTATTAATAAACCAATCCAATGTAGTGTATGGACCTACACCTTTCTCCAAATCCATATAAGATTTAATGAAGTCGTGGTATGTCCACGATTTTTGAACAGAATTAATCTGTCTTATCTCACTTATGTTCCAGTTCTGACCAGCTATGTAATGTATTGGGAGATTTAATTCCTTACAGATAGTAAATCTATGCTGTCCATCTACAATTTCCATACTTTCATTTACTATTATAGGAACAGGTAGGAAATTTTCATTCATAGACTTGCGTAGCTTACTTAAATGTAAGTCATTTAAAGGTCTGTTGCCTTTGACAAATCTAAACTGATTGTATTCAGTAGTTATAGTTATTTTTTTCATAACTTTTTTCTCCTTAGTTCAGGGATTTCTTTTTTAGGAATCCTTGAGCTGCTATTTTTACATCACTACCAGCAAATGCTGTTTGTAATGCTTCACCTACTTTAGAAACCATTTCTTTTTCAGTTAATCTTTTTGGAACATCATCTTCTATTTTATATTCCTTATGTTCAGTAACTAATATTGGTTTTGTGTGTAAGACATTATATTCTTCAATAACATTTTTATCAGTTACTTTATTAGAATACATTTCTGATACATACCAGTTGTCATCTTTGAAAAGATAAATGTATTCAATAAATATATCTCCTTTAAAATTTTCATAGAAACACCATTCATTATTATATTCGTGTACTTTGCTTTCTTCATCTCTACCCCAATCTCTTGAATAGAATGAACAACTGTCTATGGTATCTCCTATTGATGAACAATCACCATATGAAAATAATTGAATAGCTTTATAAAATTTATTATAATTTTCTACTAAAGTTTTACCTACACCCATAATATATCCATCACTGTGAACATAGATTCCTTTAATTGTATCTTTTTTAGGTAATTTAATACCTATATAACTTCTTGTACTCATAACTTCTCCTTAATTGTTAGAAGAACCAACGCCCTTCGCAAGGCAGAGGGCGTTGTGTTCTTCGTTAAAGAACATCACTACTGTTACATCAATCGGAGAACGCCCAATGAGAGGTGTGATGCTCTTTGTTTGGTTGTAGTCAGGGTATTGTACTAAACCTTTAGTATCGGTAGTACGACATATACTACTTCCTTTTCGGTAGTATGAATACATAGGTCCTAGACCTCTAGTCTTAATACTACCTAGCATAAAGGGAATTAAACCCTCTATGTGTTCTATTAATTATATTTATAGAATTGATTTCTTTGTCCATCTAAATTATCCGTGAATAACACCAGCCACATATCATTTGATATTGCCTTAGCTACTTGTCGTTCCCTATTGTACTGGACATTGTGTAGCTTACCTCTTGTATCTCCCCAATCCTCATTCTTATCAGGATGACTTGAGTAATGTGTTAATGCGTTATATAATGTCCATAGTGTGAACCCTAATCCCATAGCTTCTTTATCAAATCTATTAACTAAGTTATCTACCAATGGTTTTGAATAATGATTCGGTTCGGTTGGTCTTGGTCTATGCCCTATTGTTTTCTTAAAGAATTGTAAAGCTTCATCCCTTGACACTTCCGTCTTAATCATTCGTTCAAACTCCTCTTTGTTTTCATTGTATTTGCTAGGAGCTAATGAAATCTTATTAGCTACTGCCTCTATATTAAAACCAAATGTGTGTTTGTATCTGTTGTGTATTTGATACAACGAAGTTACACAACCATTCTTACACCACATTCTAAACGCATCAAATATAGCTGAGAACATTCGTGTTAAATCTAAACTGGAATCAATTAACATTCTTAGTTTTAAAATATCACCAACTTTTGGTTCAGCTATATATTTATTAAATATAATTTGCATACGCCACTTAGCTCCTTCATCATACAGCCAATTTGTTACTTCAATGTCTGATAAATCTACTTCAGATTGTATCAGCTTATCTCGTAATTTTTCAGCTATCTCATAGTGAGCTACTGGTTTATACTTACTTCCACAAGTTGAGATTAGATTACCTGTATCTGTGTTATAGATACCTCGTCTAATTTCTTTTGCTACTGGTTTCTTATCTCTCGTATATAGTGGACCAGTTTCCACATCAAATTTTATTGCATCAAAGTTCAGAGCATCAGCTCCACCTTTGCATACACTTACTGCTTCAGTCATCTGTACCATTTGTACCCTCCCATTTATCAAAGTCATATTCTCTATCACCTTGTAATATTTTTAAAACTTTCTTAATTGATTTGTCAATCATACCTTGAATCTTACTTTCCAATTCTGAAATTTCGTGATGCAAACTTTCTTGAGATACATATTCATCTGTTTGAAAATTATTATCCATATAAGATTCAACTAATGTTTCAACTTCGCCTTCTAAATTAGAATCAAGATAATTTTGTGCTGATTCTTCAGCAGATTCTACTATTGCAGTTTCAATGTCAGCCATTCTTCCTCCCATCTATGTTGGATTGTGCTTGTTCCAATGCTGTTTTAACACTCTCTATCTTAGCTAGTGTTGGCTGTAATGCCTCCATTA